ATTACTACCAGTGCAGAGATTTAAGAAAGCAACTGCAAGTGCAGTATGGAGTGATAGTAGGAGAATGGTATAATGGTTCTAGGTTTGGTACAAGGTGCAATAGGTAATCCATTTGGAAGTGCAGTGGAGGGGCCTGCGTTTGGTCTTCTCAATGATGTTCTTGCTGGTTATAGAAGTAAAGATGGTATCGCACGACCATCAAGATACGAGGTTGTAGTCGGGCCACCCAAAGGTGGACAAGGAAATCCCTTCGTTGCAGAACTTAGTAAAAATGTTAGAGAGGTTTCACTCAAGTGTGAATCTATCGCTTTCCCTGCCCGAAATGTTGATACCTCAACAGAAACAAATATTTATGGCCCAACTAGAGAAATTGCAACAGGATTTTCATTTGGAGATTTGACTGCAAGGTTTCAATGTAGTAATGATATGAAAGAGAAAAAGTTTTTTGAAGCATGGCAAAAACAATCTTTTAATTCACAGACTTGGGCTATGCAATTTTACAAAGAATATATTGGAGAACTTTTTATATACTTACTTGACGAACAAAACAACAGACGATATGGAGTTAAAGTGTGGGAGTGTTTTCCAAAAACTATTGCAGAACAAGGACTAGACTACTCCACATTAAATGAACAAATAAAATTGAATGTAACATTTTCCTACAGATATTGGACTGATTTAACCACTGAAGCAACATTACCACAACCACTAGGTGATAGAATAGTTGAGAGATTGAAAACAACTGCTGTAAGAAGAGTACAATCTGCGATACCAGCAACATATGCGAAAGGCCTTTCGTTTTTTAGATAATAATATAAGGATGATAAATTATGGCATTACCCAGAATTGATACACCAACGTATCAAACCAACCTTCCATCAACAGGAGAAACAGTGCAATACAGACCTTTCTTGGTGAAAGAACAAAAAATTATGATGTTAGCTCAAGAAAGTGAAGACGAAAAACAACAAGTTGAGGCATTATCAAAATTAGTGGCCATTTGCACATTTAACAAGGTTGATGTAATACACGCACCAACCTTTGATGTAGAACATCTTTTTCTCAAGATAAGATCAAAGTCTGTAGGAGAAAGTGTTGATATAAGTGTAACTTGTCCAGACGATGAAAAAACACAGGTCAGAACCAAAATAAATATAGACGATATAAAGGTTCAAACTCACAGCAACCATAGTGACACCATACATTTAACTGATAGGATAAAAATGATTTTAAGGTATCCTAGTTTATCAGACATTCAGAGTGTGGGGAATGCTCAAACTGCTGAAGGAATATTTAAACTTTTATACAGATGCATAAACGAAATACATCATAATGATGATGTGTATCATAGAATTGATATGTCAGATAATGATATTGAAGAATTTGTAGACCAACTCACATCAGACCAATTTGAAAAAATTACAAACTTTTTTCAAACAATGCCAAAATTAAGTCATAAAGTGTCTATAGTAAATCCGAAAACAAAAGTACAAGGAGAGGTAGTGTTGGAGGGCCTCCAAAGTTTTTTAGGTTAGTTCTTTCCCATGATACTGTGGTTAATTATTATAAAACTAATTTTGCACTAATGCAACATCATAAATATTCTTTAACAGAGTTGGAAGATATGATGCCGTGGGAAAGAGAAGTCTATATGGGATTGTTGTCGGAGTGGATAAAAGAAGAGAATCAAAGAATAGAAAAAGAAAAACAAAAACAGTAGAGAGGTACTACTATGAACGCACAGAAGAAACTAGAAAAGGACAGTCAATACGCACATCTTGATTTAGATGGCGATGGTGTTGTGACAGATGAGGAGCTAGATATGGACGAAAGAATGATGCGATTAGATAATGAAGATAAGAAACAAGACGCTCAAAGAAACATGGCTTGGTTTGCACTTGGTGGTATGTTATTGTATCCCTTTGCAGTCGTCCTTGCAATATGGTTAGGATTAGATCAAGGTGGTAAGATATTAGGTGATATGGCAAGTGTTTACTTTGTATCAGTTGCAGCCATTGTTGCGGCCTTCTATGGGTCACAAGCATTAAGTAAGAAGTAGTCAAATGGCAGTTGATACAAGTTTACAAGCGGTGGTTGCAGAACTGAGGTCAACAGCAGAAGCTACTGCGAGTGCTCAAAGGAAAAGAAATACACTCCAAGATGCAAAAGACAAAGAACAAATTTCTAAATTAGAGAAACTAATTCTTACAACAGAAAAGTTAGACTCCCTTGAGAAAGAACTTAAAGAATTACAAAAAATAGAAAAGAAAGTTCTAACAGAAGAACAAAGAATAAGAATACAAGAAATACAACAAACCCAAATTTCACAAGACACCCTCAAAGCAACAAAAGACAATGTGATAGAGTCTAAAGCTCTTCGTAAAGAAACTGTAGATAATCGTAGTGAATCTAGAAAAAATATTGACTTCCAGATAGCTGCACAAGCAAAAGTTCAAAAGGCAATTGAGGATGCTGGTGGTAAAGCAGATGAGAACAATAAGTTTTTACAAAATCAAATTGTTATTGATCAAGAACTCTTAAATCTAAGAAGACAAGAACTAGAAAATCCAACAACCACACAACTACTCGCACTTAACAGACAACAACTTGAAATAGACAAAAAACAATTACAGATAAATGGTCAGAGAGCTGAGGATAATCTAGATTTTCAAAAACAGATGGTCGAACAAAGAAAAGCAGAGGCAAGAGATAGATTAAACCAAGAAAATATAACTGCAGCTGCTGCAAAAGAAGCGAGGAAAGATTTAAGAAATGCACAGATTGAGGGTATAAAACTCGCATTTGACCCAGTGGTTGGTGCGTTCAATCGTGTCAGTGGTGCGTTTAACTTTGTGATGGGAAAAGTTGGTTTACCTATGTTTTCGTTGGGTAGGGTTGCTGGTCTGGTTGCAATAGTTGGATTAATAAAATTTTTAAGAAGTGATCTTTTTGATGAAATCATTGATGCACTCGCAGAGTTTGACCCAAGAAAGATTGTAGATGATTTGAAAGCTTCAATATTTTCATTAGAGGGTGCTATGGCAGCTATAGTACTGACTGTAGGAGGTCTTGCATCAAGACTATTACTCTCAGCTGGTCTTGGTGGTAGTGCAACCAGAAATCTTTCGAAAACAAAATTGACTGCAAAAGATATAGGTATAAAACAAGGTGAACTGATTAAAAGTAAATCTGGGACATTTAAATTAACAAAGGGTGGTGATTTAAGACAGTTCGATCCCACTAAAGGCGCAAAGGGTAGTTTTGTGGGTAAAGCAGTAAATCAAGATCAACTTTTGAGAAAACTTGCAAGTGAGGGAGCACTTGGTGAAAGAGGTAAAATAATCACAGGAAAAGGTAGTAGTACTTTTTTTAAAGTAATAAAGGGAATATTGAAAAGAGTTCCTGGCATCGCACAATTTCTCGCATTGCAAGACTTGATTGGAATTTTTACACAAGAAAGCACTACCCAAGAAAAATTTGAACAGTTAGTTGGTATTCTTGGTGGTCTTGGTGGTGGTGCTTTAGGTGCATTAGTGGGTGGGTTTATTGGTTCATTCGGATCACCATTTACATTTGGGTTGAGTTCATTATTTGGTACAGTTGGTGGAGGGATATATGGTTATTTCAAAGGTGAGGAAGCAGGAAAACAACTTGCGGCTGGTATTGCTGAAGTTGCACTTGGTATGAAAGTCAAGTCTTTTCCAGTTTTTGATAAGGGGCCATTTGCTGGATATGATCTAAACAATTTATTCAATCCCAGTACCAAAAATGTTCCAGAGTTGGATGAAGATAATATATCAGCTTTAGAGGCTCTCAGTCAAAGTAGTGCTGGATCGGTAAAAGTTGCAGATACAGGAGATATACTTTTTGACGGCCCATCAATGGCAACTTTTACAGGGAGACGTGCTGGACTGAAGCCAGGAGACCCAGGCTATTTTCCTCCAGGCAGTCCCCAAGCGCCTGCTCTTTTTGGGCTACCAACAAGTGCTGATTTTTCTTTCCAAGCAGTTAGTGGTAGGTTTCGCACGAAACCAGAGACAGTACTTACTGGAGATGCGATTATTAAAGCACAGAGAGCTGTGATGGAAGTAAGGGATATGCCTAGGTCATCACTCGCACAAAATATTATTACAAAGACCGATAATAATTTCTTACAAAAAAGATTTCAAAATATAATTTTGACAAATCAAGATGCACACCTAACATCTATAATAAATTCTATTAGAGATTAAAGTAATGGTGCTGGTGAAGAGACTCGAACTCCCAACCTACTGATTACAAATCAGTTGCTCTACCGATTGAGCTACACCAGCAAAACCATTATCCGTTTGCGAGTTTTGAGAAATAATCCATAGTGTCTTCCTCTTCCTCTTGTGAGGTTATAGATGACTCTACTGGTTTAGTATCAACAACTGGTGTCGCAACTGGTTCATCGTCCATCTCTTCAGATACATTACCAACTGTGGTTGTACCAGAGATAACTGCATGAAAACGAGCAGACAACTCATCGTAAGTTTTGAAATTATTATTTACATCAAGTTTCTCTGCAAGTGAGTATTGAGATTTCCAAATAGATTCAATCTTTGACTCATCATCTGAGATTGGTGATGGTTTAGAAAACTCTGATTTATCGTAGTTCCAGAAACCATCTACTTTTCGTATTTTCAATTTGAAATCTGCACCTTCCCAAAAATCAAATGGGTTGATAGGTGTTTCATCTTCAAATGCTGGTTGCATCGCTTCCATCAATTTATCAAAGATTTTCTTTCCGTATCTAAACAGACATACTTTACCTTCGTTCTCTGGGTGTTTTGGATCACTCACGACAAGAATGTTAGAAAAGTATTGTAGTTTTCTTTTCTGTTTCCTTGCAATCTCTTTGTCAGACTCTACACCAG